ACAGCCAAGAACAAAGATTTAGATCCGCCGGCTGTTCTTGTCATGAGAAGAAAATCAGTTAGGCAGTTTCCTAATGGTCAAAGAGTTGCTTTGTATTACATCGATAAGTTAAACAAATATGTGACAGTTCCGTATGATGATATTGAGTGGTCGGCAGCGAATGAAGAAACGGTTTTCGACCTAATAAAGAAGGTCAAAGATGAAAATGTTATCGTTGAACATCTAGACGGAAGCACTTCTGAAGTCACACCTAAAATGGCTAATGATATTATCAGCCTACATAAAAAGATTAATGAAGCAAACAAGTCAAAACTTATTGACATGTTGGAAGCAAGCAACAAACATTTTCAAACAATCGTTAAGTTTTCTAAGGAATAAAAATGGCTAACCAATATTCTTATCAAGTTTTGAAAGATGACACACAGCACGCAGTTATTAAAATTTCTGCAAACTTTGATGGAACTGGTCAAGAAGACAACGTGAAAAGAATCGTTGCAAACTCCCTTTATGGTGCTTTAGCAACGAACGGTTTTCCAATTGCCAACGTGTACGGTGGTGCAGCAAACACACCGCTTTCATACCACGGCTTGACTGTTAACAGAGTTTGGTATGACACACCTTCTTTAAATTCATCTGTAGAGTTGTATTGGGCGAATACAGATGTCGGCGTCACAGCAAATGCTGGTGTACCACTAATTTCAATGCATGGAAATGGTGAATATGACGGAAATGGTAATTGGATAACAATTAAAAATCCATCTGTCACATCAAATAATAACGGCGACATTGCAATCACAACACGCGGACAAACAGCAAATACTTCATACACAATCATATTAGAATTGCGTAAAGACAACGCTCATTACCAGCGTGGTCAGTTCAATGATCCTGCTGCATTCAACTACCCACCTTATGGCTTAAGACCGTAATGAGTATTTTTGATTCAATTATTTCTGGTAAGTTTTCTGATGCGAATAAGTTCTTTGAAGAAAGAATCGATCAGATATTAGCAGAAAAGTTGAATCAAAAGAAAAAAGACTTAGCAGAAGGTATAGTAAACATACAAAAGTTAGGTAGAACAAAACTATACAGACTGAGAGTTAGAGGCGGTAAAGTACAAAGAAGAAAAAAAGTATCTGGTGTTGCTGGTTACACCATTAGACAGGGTAGATTAACTCGCATGAGTGCTGTCGAAAGAAGACGTAGAAAAATGGGAGCCAGAAGAGCCAGATTGAAGAGAAGATCGAAGATGTCTGTTATTCTAAGAAAAAGAAAGTTTTCACTCAGAAAAAGAAAGAGTTTAGGTCTAAGATGATAATATATAAAATTACCAATCTAAATGAATATTGTAGGAAGAATAAATTATCCTCTAGTGCTATGAGAGGTGTTTACTTCGGTCAAAGAAAAACCCACAAAGGATACAAGAGAGGTATCGAGTGAAACTAATCAAAGAAATAACCGAAACTGTTAGTTATCTAACAGAAGACGCTAATGGAAAGAAAACTCTTTACATTGAGGGTCCATTTCTAGTTTCTGAAAAGAAAAACAGAAACGGGAGACTCTATGAATTCAATACAATGAAAAAAGAAGTTTCTCGTTACACAGAAGAATACATCAATAAGAACAGAGCATTTGGTGAATTAGGTCATCCAGATTCACCAACTATTAATTTAGACAGAGTTTCTCACATGATTACTTCTTTGAGAGAAGATGGTAATCAATGGGTCGGTAAAGCGAAAATTCTTGATACACCGATGGGAAACATTGCTAAATCACTGATTGAAGGCGGCGCACAGCTAGGTGTTTCATCACGTGGCATGGGTTCGCTTAAGATGGTTAATGGCATTAATGTCGTTCAACCAGACTTTTATCTCGCCACAGCGGCAGATATTGTAGCAGATCCTTCTGCGCCAGGTGCATTTGTACAGGGCATTATGGAGGGCAAAGAATGGATGTTAGTAGATGGTAAATGGACAGAAGTCAATATCGAAGAGTCGATCCAAATAATCAAAAAAACATCTTCACGAGATATTGAAAAAGTCAGTTTACATATATTCGAAAATTTCCTAAAAAGATTGTAATTTATAAATACCAACATACCGTATTAAGGAGATACTTAAATGTCCAACAAGTTTAATTTGTCTGAAGCTGCCGCTGAGATTCTAAACAGAAGTATTGCATCAGCTAAAGCCGGAGCAGATACAGCGTCTAAGAGATTGCCCACATCCGTTGTTCCTGGAATGAAGGAAGTCGGTGACATTGGCACGCAAGTTCTTAAGACTACTGACGGCAGACCAGATGCTACACGCGGCGTCGGTTCTGCTACGCCACCAGGCGCTACACCACCAGTTGGTGCCGAGCCAATGAAGAAGCTTAAGGGTCAACCTGCAGAGCAAGGTTCAGCAGAGCAGCCAGAAGGAAAAGCTGGTCGTCAAATGATGGCTAAGAATCCAGGCGCAACTTTCCAATCATACGGTGGTCAGAACGAAGAAATCGAATCTGACGACGAAGAAACCATCGAAGAAGAAGAAAAGAAGAAGAACCCATTCGATGACATGATGAAGGCTGCAAAAGAAAGACAAGGACCACAACCAAGTGGCGGCAGCGGTAAGAAAATGGGTTCACGTTATGGTGGCTCTAAGCAAAAGAATGAAGAAGTTGAAAAAGACGAAGGTCACGAAGACGAGAAGGAAGACAAGGCAATGATGAAGAAAATGGCTTCAAAGAAGAATATGAAGGAAGACATCGACGCTCTTCTACAAGGCGAAGAACTTTCTGAAGAATTCGTTGAAAGAGCAACAACTATCTTCGAAGCTGCAGTAAATTCTCGTGTTCAAGAAATCTCTGAGCAACTACAACAAGAACTAGAAGGTCAGTTCGTAGAAGCTCTAGAACAAGTCAAAGAAGACTTCGCAACAAAGATTGATGACTACATGAACTATGTTGTCGAAGAATGGATGAAGGAAAACGAACTAGCTATTGAATCTGGTTTACGCGCAGAAATCGTTGAAGATTTCATTGGCGGTCTACACAATCTGTTTGCTGAACACTATATCAACATTCCAGAAGAAAAGGTTGATATCGTTGAAGAAATGGCAGAAAAGGTTGAAGAACTAGAAGAGAAGCTAAACGAAGAAATGCAAAAGGTTGTTGAGTTCAGAAAAGAACTTAACGAAGCTAAAAAATTCCAGGCCGTACAAGCAGTTTGTGAAGGCCTAACGCAGACTCAGGCAGAAAAACTTAAGTCACTTGCAGAAAGTGTCGAGTTCACTTCTGAGGAAGATTTTGCTGAAAAACTTGGCACTCTAAAGGAAGCATACATTCCTAAGAGTCACAAGACAGCAGAAAAATCTGCACTTGAAGAAGGTGTTGAAATCGAAGAAAAGACACAACAAAAATCAGTCGATCCTTTGATCAACGCCGTAGTTAACTCTATCTCTAAATCAGTGGCAAAATAAGCCAATCACAAACACAGGAGTCTAATATGTTTTTATCAGAAGAACTACAACAAAAGTGGAAGCCAGTTCTTGAGCATCCAGAACTAGCTCAGATCAAGGATCCATACAAGAAGGCAGTTACTGCCATGGTTCTTGAGAATCAATCTCAAGCTATGGCATCAGAACGTGCTCAAATGGGTATGCTTATGGAAGCAGGTCCTGGACCATCCAACGTAACTGGTGGCGTTCAGAACTTCGACCCAATCTTGATCTCTCTAGTACGCCGTGCGCTACCTAACCTGATCGCTTATGACGTTGCTGGCGTTCAGCCAATGACTGGTCCTACTGGCCTTATCTTCGCAATGCGCGCTAAGTATGGTCAGAACCAAAACGCATCAGGCGTAGAAGCATTCTTCAACGAAGCTAATACACAGTTCTCAGGTATCGGTTCAGATACTAACCGTTTCGGTTTCGCCAACAACACAACTGGCGATACTATCACTAACCCTGTTGGTAACGGCTTCACGACAGCTAACACATTCACAACTGGTATCGGTATGCCTACGGCTACTGCAGAATACCTTGGCTCAAATGCTAACACAGCATTCGGTCAAATGGCATTCTCTATCGAGAAGGTTACTGTTACTGCTCAGTCACGCGCACTGAAGGCTGAATACTCACTAGAACTTGCTCAAGACTTGAAGGCAATTCACGGGCTTGACGCTGAGACAGAACTGTCTAACATTCTGTCAACAGAAATTCTAGCTGAAATCAACCGTGAAGTTATCCGTACTGTTTACACTGTTGCTAAGAACGGTGCTCAGTTCGGTACTACAACACCTGGTATCTTTGATCTTGACACCGACTCTAACGGTCGTTGGTCAGTTGAGCGTTTCAAGGGTCTGATCTTCCAAGTTGAGCGTGACGCTAACGTTATCGCTAAAGAAACTCGTCGTGGTAAGGGTAACGTGATGCTCGTATCATCAGACGTTGCTTCTGCTATGGCGATGGCTGGTGTTCTTCAGTACACTCCAGCTCTTTCTGCAGATTTGCAAGTTGACGACACTGGCAACACATACGCTGGTCTTCTACACGGTCGTATCAAGGTTTACATCGATCCTTACTTCGGCGGCTACACAGCTAATCAAGAGCTTGTAACAATCGGTTATAAGGGTTCATCACCTTACGATGCTGGTCTGTTCTACTGCCCATACGTTCCTCTACAGATGGTTCGTGCAGTTGACCAGGAAACATTCCAACCTAAGAT